GTCGATACCCAGGTCCCGCAGATACCGGCCTCCGGTCTCCCCGGAGATCTCAGACGGCATAAGAAAGAGAAAGAAACAGGGAAGCTCCGTCTCCTGTATTCCCGGTTCTATATACACCGGATATTCCGGATACCCCTTCTTTAAAACTCCCGCCAGACTGTCCAGGACCCTCATCAGTGTAAACTTCACCGGAACGCCTCCTTTACCCGTTTTTCCAGTTCCTTCCGGACCACAGAACGGTACTTCCCTACGGCCTTTTCCTTCATGTACTTTCCCTTCACGAAGGTGGTCTTTGTGCCAACTACCAGTCCTCTGGAGCCATCCGGACTTTCCTCCAGCAGATTTCCATTGATGATCAGCCCCGGAACAAAATGCTTAACCACCTCATGGCCATCATTGACATAACTGGCATACTGCATATTGTTATTCAGCTCCGTGGTGTACGTCCTGGCCCCGGCTCCCTCCGTGATCACAGGCGTCGTCACGCTGTCCGTTGCCCAGTGTTCCGCCATCTGTCCGCTCCTGGTATTCGTCCCGGCCAGGGTCCCGTCATTTGGTGGTGTATTTTGACCCGCCACCCGCACCGCCTCAATAGTGGCTCCTTCTGCCACCGCCTCCAGGATCCCGGGAACATCCTGGTCGGCCTTATAAAGTTCCCCGATCCGCTTCCGGATCTGCGATCCAAAGCTGGACATTGCCTCACCTCCCGATGATGTTGTCTCTCAGCAGCCCCACTTCCTGGTGCGCCAGGCCGGTGGAAACGCTTCCCACCGGGTCATAGTACCGCGCCGGAGGACCGGCGGTATACCTCACTCCCTGGTTCGCATGTCCCAGGTTCCCGCCGCGGATCACATACAGCTCATCCCCGGCCCGGATATCCGCAGCCAGATCGCAGGCCAGCTTTTCCACGGCCCTCTCCCGGGCTGCGTTCTCACCAATCGCCGGCCCCTCCTTCTTTGTCTCATACACCCGGCACGGCACTGGATTCTGATTTATCTTTTTCCGCTCCATGCCATCCAGATTTCCATCACGGACCGGGACCATCCGCCAGATATCCACCGTGTCTGTGTACCAGTTTCCGAAAACGGGATTATCAAATAACATACATTCCCCCCATTCCAACCATACGCGCCATCGTCACCAGCTGGGAACCGTACTGGGTGGCGTTCCAGCTGCCCCATTTCTCGGTTCCGGCTGTTACTGCGCTGTTATCGTAGCTGATGGACGTATCTCCCATGGAGGCCGCCTTCACGGTGCCAGTATTCTGTGCATTTACGGCCACCTGGGCGGCACTTCCGGATCCAGGAGTATACGTCTTCAGATACAGGGCCGCAAAATGGGCCACATACAGTCCGGCAGCATACCTCCAGAGGGAGCTCCACCGGCCAGGAAGCACACTGTCATTGGCCTGGCTGATAAACAGCTCCAGCATTTTTTCCGGGACCGCATCTTTCATGGTTTCCCCACCGCCCTCTGTATCTGATGGCACCCGGACGGTGAACTGCGGAAAATCCTCCCGGAACATATCTGCCGTATAGGAGCCTCGCTCCCCTGGCTGCGGCACATTAGCCGCGGCTGCTTTTGCGGACTGGAACAAGGCTCCCATCCTGTTGTCTCTGGTGGTCATATGCTGCCCTCCTTTATTTTCTTCCGCGTCTGGCGTTTCCAGCCTTCGGAGCCTCATCCGTTTCCGGCTGTTCCTCTAAAGATCTGCCTGCTTCCTCCCCCGCATCCGGCCGAATGTCGTTCTCTTTCAGCAGTTCCTCCGCTTTCTGGTCTGCTTCTAAAAGTTCCCGGTCCCGGGTCCCGGAGGGGACCGCAATGGATCCGCTCCGGACTGCCCTCTGTACCAGCCTGCTTTCTGCCACCTCTTCCGGGATCTCCCCGATAAAATCCTTCGGGATCCGGTAAAAGGATCCGTCAGAAAGTCTCACTGCATAACTCCGTTTTGATACGATAAACATTGAAGCACCTCCTAAATCCCGTCTACATAGACCATGGTCTGATCATAGAACACTTCCACCTCTGACAGGTTTCCGGCATACGCAGTATCATAACAGAACTCTGCTGTATTGGGCCCTGTCATGGCTCTGGTAAGGGGCACCAGTTCATCCATGGCCAGATACTTTTCGCGGTTACAATAAACAACCATACGGTCCTCGCTTTCGTCCCCGGCTCCCTTGCACCAGGAAGTGGCTCCGATAAACAGGTCGGCTCCGTTCTGCTTTGCCACATTATTTTCCAGAAGGAATGTCAGGATGGTCTTTTCCGCCAGATCTGTCACCTTCGTGGTAGCCAGGTAGTTGAACTGCTCATAGGGCATGATAATGTGGTTGGGGATCGCATCCCGGTCGTACTCGCACTGGGACCAGGCATAAAGGATCGCATCGTTGATGTCCTTCAGGATCATATCCGGCGTTTTGTCTTTAAACTTCGTACTGGACAGATCCGCGCCGTTGGATGCCGCATCCAGGACCACCACGTCCGGGTTATTTAAGAGCCCCGTGGTTCCGTAGCGCTTAAAGCCGACGTATGTGTTCTCTTCCAGGTGTTTGTCATAAGACATACGGAGCCCGTCCCGCAGAAGGCTGTCCAGGTTCCTTCCAGTCATGTTCCCGCGCTGCATGTCCACCCACATCACACGGGTCCCTGCGGCGATCATGTGGGCCTTATATGTGCCCTTGGAAAAGTCTGCCTGCACCATGGGGATCCCGTTGGAGCCTCCGGCATGGACGATACCGTCCCCGGAACCTCCGGCGATCCCATATCCTACCTGCATGGCGGATACAGTCTCCGCCCATCCGCCTCCAACGCGGACCGGGATATCACGGGCATATGTAAAGCTGGTCAGAGGTGTCCGTACCATCACG